AACCATACGTAGTAGCTTACCATTACAAATCCACACGTTTGCTTGTAACTCATCAAACTCACGTAGTTCTTTTGGTATCTCAATACCCTGTTCTTCTAACAGTTCTGTATCAACCATACCCCAGTACTCAAGTACCTCAAAGCGGTCAATGCCATGTTCTGGCGCGTAGTCTGATAGGTCATCTTCCCAATACTTCTTGGTATAGTTCTCACCCATAGAAATTACGTCATTGATAACTTCACCACGGAAGTAAGGACGCTTCTTTAGATTACGTAACTGTGTACGAGACATCTTATGACGCTCGATAGCAAACTGAGCCTCATCCATGTTGTTAGCATCTGGGTCTGGGTAAAAGTTCCATACAGATACATGATTTACTTGTGGTGTAGTTTTAAAGAGTGGGTCATACGTACCCTCGTCATCCCAGTTGGGATATTCTTTATCTACCGCAAATGGACCCTTCATAACGCCCGTACCAAACAATGCCATCTCAAACGCAGCATTACGCAGATGCTTAGATGCGCCAGACTCTTCTAGTTGGTCATGTATCTTCTTCTGCATCTTCTTAGCTGCAATCATTGCTGGGCTAAATGCAATAGCTGTAGGTGTCTTACCCGGACCTTCTTTCAGTTTATCCTGAATAGGTTCCAGCTTATTAGTCATAACGCCTAGCTTTTCATTAAGCGTCTGTGCTGTAGCACCCGGAGGTAACTCTCTTCCATCACCAGCAAAACCGTAAGGGCTTGAAAGGGAAGTATCACCACGAAGCTGGTCTGGCTCTTGTGGGTCAAAGTGTACGTCAGAGACTACACCCTCTGGTAACTCTGTAGGCTCTACAGACAGAGGAAACTTATGATTAGCAAATAATACATCGACAATAGAACCATAAGCTGCTAATGTCTTAGTCTTAGTTACTTTAATAAATACACGAGACTTCTCAGTTTCAGTGAACTGTACATCTGGACCATATAAACCACGGTAGTTACGATACGCTTTTAACCAACGCTCCTCATCTTGATACCTATAGTCTTCTGACCTGTTAAAACGGTCCATTACAAATGGAATAATGTTAGCTACGTTTACATCCGACAATGATGTATCATCACTATCTTCTAGCGCAATAGCATCATCTTCAATCATAATATCTTCTTCAGCCATTTTATATCCTTAATATCCAAATGTAGAATCGGCTACTGGCATACTATTTCTAGGTCCACCATGAGGGTCGTAATCAAATATACTAAACCGTGGTCTTGACATTATACCATACCTTAGTGCATCGTACAAGTGGTCTTCACTATGCGTGTCAATGTCTTCTGGGTTTTTCTTATCCAGCGGAATGGACGGTAGTTGTGCGACCGTGTTTGTACAACTATTAAAGAAAACAATCCGTGGTTCCTCTGTAAACTCATCTACCTGTAAGCGTCTGTGTATTTCGTTCTTACCTGCTACACGACTACCACGGCTTCTATCTGATGGTCGCCAACGGCAACCTCTATTTACCATCTGTTCTGCGAGGCTAGGACCAGTATCACCACGCTTATGCCAAAGAGAACTGTCCAGTACACCATACTTTATATTTCCATCACCAGCTTCAGCTTCTAGTACCATATCCGCTAAATCAGCGGCAAGGACTTTCGACGTGTATAATTCTCTATATACAATAAGTTGTTCGTTAGGCGCAATAGCAAACCATAATACACCAGACTTACTACCGTAACCATAATCGCAAGCCCTAAACTTAACCCAATTATTAGGTATATCGAAAGGCTCAACAACATGCAGATTGCGGTCAAACTCAGTAAAGGCTGCACCTTCTTTAATATCCCAGTCACCTTCCAGAAGCTGCCTTCTTTGTTGTTCGGGCATAGAGAGAAGCATTGCTTCATAATCACCTGATTCCGCAAGGTATGGGTTATCAGAAAGTCTTGCTGGTATAAATCTTCTCTTGAATAGAGGTTTTCCAGCCTTTGCGTGTCCTGCGGGGTATGCAAGTACTTCTCCGGTTTCAGTGTCTGTTGCATTAAACGCTCTATTGTAGGGAGCGGGGTCAATAAAAGTTTTCTTAACCCAATGGTGACCTCTGCCACCGGGGTTGGTCGTAGCCCTCATATATATTGGCAAATCTGGTGCAGTGGACCGTAGACGAGAACGCATATAATTCCATGCATATGGTGTGGCCCATTGTGTTAATTCGTCAAAGCCTATCCAACTAAAAGCTAGACCCTGATAACGCAAGACATCATCATCTCTATCCAGATAAGACATCCACAATCTTGCGCCAGAGGGCGCAGTCCACTGCATCTTTCTTTCTGACCATTTAATACCGGGCCAGATTTTAGGATATAACTCCTGCGACTTAAATACAAGTTCACGAAGTTCTTCCGTTGTATGTCGTAGCAACAACCCACTAAAAGCAGGGTGTCCCATGTACCTCAGAGGGTCAGCAAGCATCGCATAGGACTTACCACCACCTGCACTACCACCGTATAGCACTTCACGCTCTGAGGCGGCTAGAAAGTCCATCTGTGGGCCTTCGTTAGGCTTAAAGAGTACATTGGCATGTTCTTCAATAGAACTACTGTCAAATGTAGGAGAAATAGTCTCCTGTATATCAACCGTTGGCTTTGGAGCCTGTTCGTTCTTCTTCGAGGCTTTTCGCTTTGGCGATTGCCTTTTCCGCATACTCTGCCCACTTGCGGATGCTTGTAGCTTGGTTCTTACGCTGTCGCTCATTTAATAACCGTTTCCTTAAACCTACATGTGAAATAGACCGGCCTGTATTTGTACTAAGCCAGTTTGCTACTTCACGATAACTATATTGATTTACGTGGCTACGTGCCTTCTCTAGTAAATCTAACTCTGTTGGTATTGGGTCAAGAATGTCGGGGTCTTCATCGTTTTGTTTATAACCAAATGGTACAGTCCTTGCAATGCGAGGTATCTGTACCCATTCGTTTTCTTCTTTAATGTCTGTTGGCTGTGGTAGCTTCCACTTGCCTATGCTGCGTGTCATTTTACTTTACGATTATCTTCAGTAGTTTTTGTCATTCCAGATGTTCTGTAATCTATAGTACCTGTTCTGTCGTTACCAACCTGTACTGCAGTATTAGTCTTTCCACGCTTTGCTGCATTAGCTTGTCTTTTAGCTTTACGTGCCAAGTCTTCGGTAGCTTCTTTTCTTACTTTAACTTGTTTTTTACCTTTACGTGACGTAGTATCTTTACGTGCTTCTCGCATAACTGCGTCATCATATGCGCCACTTGTCTGCCTAAGTTTTTCTAAACGCAGACGTTCTTCTTTTCTCGCTCTTTCAGCATCTGTTTGCATTAGTCATCATCCTCTACGATTGCTTTAGGTGGCATAAGCATAACACCACCGGATGCTTCTACCTGCATCTTCTCAGTTTTCACTAGACCAGTGCGGTCAAGCAGTTCTTTAGCCGCTGACATCTTATCACGGATACCTAGTTCAGTTGGGTCATATAGACCGCCTACCATAGCCATTGCAGCTTTAGGTGCGTTACGTGCCATGTACATCTGCGTTGCGTCAAGGATTTCTTCTTTCAATCCTTTTACAATCTCTGACGTGCTAGAAGTATCTGCATAGCCAGCTAACTTCTTAGCTTGCACTAAGTCGCCATTTGCTTCTTCAAATAATACATTAAGTAATATCTGTTGTTTTTCGGTTAGCTGTCTAGCCATATTAAAACTCTCCGTTGTGCATAGCGTTTGCTAATTTAGTTGCACGTGATTTTACTTGCTTTGCCCACCTGCTATCAAGCATTTCTTTTGCTGCGGTAGGGAAGTCTTCAGCATGTATTGCTGCCCACATATTTTTAAACTTACGAAGTCTTGGCACACCCATATTAAAGGCCATGTCCATAAGTATAAGCTGACGTACAGAGTCTAGGCTGTCCACGCAAGGGTGCGCTGATAACAGTTCTCTTTCGACAATCTCTACGTCATTCCTTGCTAAATAGTATGCACCTAGTTCTGATATGCCGTGTTCATACACAGCTTCAATAGAGGGTACACCCATATAGTTTAATTCTTCCTCAGTTATTCCTCTGTCCTTTAAGTTCCTACCAATACCAATAGTGTCGATACCCAATGTATCTTGATAGACTGTAAGGACTAAACCTTCGTGAGAAACTAACTTATCTACAAATACCTGTTTGTCGTACTTCATTACTTATCACCCTTGTGTTCGTGACCCATCCAAATACCAAATACGCCAGTCATAACACCCATCACTACGGATACGAAAGCTGACTGTGCGCCTGTTGGGTCTGGTAAAGCCATAAACCACTCAGCACAACGCCACGACATAATGGTACTAGCCAGCATCA